CCTAGAAACAACAATAAACAGTTCTCTAGAAAATGGTACTACATTTTTTGAGCAGGTGTTAAATATCACTTTACACAAGCTCACTAAGGAAGATAACAAAGAGCTTAAGCTTTTGTCTTTTGGTAGACCACACGTAATGGTTCAGACTTATGACGATAAATTTATGGTTGTAGGTTTAGTTAACGGAGCAGAGGTTACTGGCGGCACTATGGTCACTGGAACCGCTCTTGGCGATATGCAAGGGTATACCCTTACGCTTACTGCCCAGGAAACTACTCCACCGAACTTTATTAATGGAGCAACGCTAACAAATCCTTTTGCGGGTATGAGTTCAGCTACTGCTTCTGGATCTACTCAAAGAACACCATAATTCTAGATACCAGTGTTCAAAGGGGCCTATAAAGCCCCTTTTTTTTGGAACAATATCAAGGCAAATAAGTTATATTAGTATGATAAGACTTTTGCCAAATACTAGCGCACAAGAACTTAAGATTCTTCCAAGGACAACAGATAATGAAACTGGTGTTTCTTTGAAGATTACTGAAGATGGAACTAATAAATCGCAGACACTTACGGGCCTGTCGTTTTCTAGGTCTGGTAACTTTACAAACGTAAATTGCACGTTTAGTATTTTAGCTGACAATTCAATATATAACCTTGAGTTCTTTAAGGGAACTACTTTGCTGTACAGAGATAAAGCTTATTGTACAGATTCTTATGTTTCTACGTCAGATTACACAATTAACGATAGTCAATATCAACAAAGTGATGCTGGAGACAGTAATCAACAATATGTAATGGTATGAAAAACTTTAAAGTATTCCATTTATCGGGTTATGAAGTCCCAAAGATTGTGGAGAATAGACGCAATAACTGGATAGAATACGGTACAGATAATAACTATTTTGGTCAGTTGATCAAAAGATATTTAGGCAGTCCAACCAATAGTCGCTGTGTAAATGGAATATCTGATATGATTTATGGCAGAGGAATAAACGCATTAGACTCTGACGATAAACCTGGTATGTTTGCTGAGATGAAATCTATCTTAGACCCAAAAGATGTACATAAAATAGTAAACGATCTTAAGATGTTGGGCCAAGCAGCTGTTCAAGTGGTTTATAAGAACAGAAAAAGGCAAATAAGTGGGCTTTTTCACTTCCCTATGGAAACCCTTCGAGCAGAAAAGGCTAAGGATGGTAAAATACAAGCTTATTACTACCATAACGATTGGAAAAACATCAAACCAAGTGATAAACCACGTAAAATACCAACTTTTGGCAACGGAACAAGGGCGCAACGTATAGAATTGTATATAATTAAGCCTTACAAGCCAGGATTTTACTATTATTCTCCTGTTGACTATCAAGGATGCTTGCAATATGCCTCTTTAGAGGAAGAAGTAAGCAATTATCACTTGTCAAACATCCAAAATGGTATGCAACCTAGTATGCTTATCAATTTTAATAACGGAATACCTAATGAGGAGTCCCAAGAGATGCTTGAACGCAAAATTTATGATAAATTTAGCGGTTCTAGCAACGCAGGACGATTTATACTTGCTTTTAACGACGGATCAGAGAATCAGAGCGATATACAGCCAATAAACATACCAGATGCTCACGCACAATATGAATTTTTGGCAAAAGAGGCTAGAGAAAAGATTATGATCGGTCACGGTGTAGTTTCACCGATACTTTTAGGTATAAAAGATAATACTGGCTTTGGGAATAATGCTGAGGAGCTTAGAACAGCTTCTATATTAATGGACAATATGGTTATACGTCCATTTCAGCAGTTACTTATTGATAGCTTTAAAGAATTGCTTAAGTACAATAATATTGATCTTGAGTTATATTTTGTGACACTACAACCGATAGAATTTACTGAGCTTGACAATATTGCAACCAAGATTAAAAGAGAAGAAGAGACTGGTGAGAAATTATCAGTAGTAGAAGAAGAAATGTATACAGACTTATGAAGGCGTTATTTATCACTATGACGGAGCTAAAGAGAAAGTCTATAATTGATGGCCAATTCGATACCGATAAGCTCATTCAATTTGTAGAGGTTGCTCAAGATGTCCATATACAGAACTTTTTGGGTACTAAAT